AACGGGTGCATTCAACATGCTGCGCATGCACCGGAACATGGGGGCCTGACATGAATTCGCAGGACCTCGACACCCGCATCAACATCGACAGCCTGCTGGTTGCCAAGGGCACATCCGGCGGTATGCAGAAGGCCTGGGTGCTGCATAGAACGGTGTGGGCCAAGCGCATGGATTACTCCGGCGCAGAACGCAAGGCCTCCAGCGCAGGCGGCGAAGTCTCGGTGGCACGCGTGGAGTTCCTGATACGCCTGCGCGACGACCTGCAGGAAACCATGCGCGTGCGCCACCGAGGCAAAGTCTTCGATATCCAGCACATCAAGCCCCTGGCCAACGCGCGCGGCTGGATGGTGTTGACCTGTGACACGGGGATGAACGATGGCTAAGTCAGAGACCCTCGGTATCGGCGAGCTGAGTCAGTCGTTTAAGGAGCTGAAGGACGGCATGGAAACGCGAGTGGCGCGCGCCATGGTGGTGTCAGCTGGTGGCGTGCTCAAGAAGAGGGCTAAAGCCATCGCCCAATCCAATGGGTCCGTGCGTACTGGCGCTATGGTCAAAAACATCGCTATCAAGCGCGAGCCGCAGGCACCAGCTGGAACGGTCGAGTACAACATGGGGGTACGCCATGGGCGCGACCTCACCAAGAAGCAGAAGAGCACCGCAAAGTTGGCGGTGGGTAAGGGTGGGCGCATTGTTAAGAAATATGCGGATGACCCTTATTACTGGCGCTGGGTGGAGCAGGGCCATAAGGTGGTACCACGTAAGTCTGGTGACACATCGCAGACAGAACTCAAGTACACGCGAAGAGGTCGGAGCGGGAAGCTGATCACCTACACCCGCAAGCGCGGTGTAGATTCTCTACGCTCTCGCCGTGCTGCTTCAACCGGATCGGTCGCTGCAAAGCCATTCATTGCGCCCGCACTGGAGCAAGGCAAAGAAGAAGCCATCGATGCCATGGCCGCCCGCCTGCAAAAGGAACTAGAAAAGGCAAGCAAGGCATGAGCACCATTCACCAGCTGCTTTCTGTAGCCCTCGCGCCCGCGCTCGACAACACCTGGGCGGTGGAGCTGCCACCCAATCCGTCATGGCCCGCTGCCGTCTTTGACGTGGACAGCAAGCCAGAAGAGACCTGGTGTGCGGGCGGCGGGTACACCCAGCACGATGTCAACCTCATCATGCTGGCCCGCACCATCGAAGAGCTGGACGTGCTGCTGCCCCTGGACGGTGGCGGCCCGTTCCGCGCTGCACTGGAGGCCATGCCCGCCTACCAGTATGAAGACGACGCGGGAGACGCTGACTACGAGCCCGACCCCGAGATCTTCGCCCGCTACCTCACCGTGCGCCTGCGCACTCCCCGCCACTAACCACCCCTGGAGCCACCATGGCAAAAAGCACCGCAGCCCTTGCGGCGGCTGGCGCAGCTGCGCCCGTCGCCACCCCCAAAGCCACCAAGCCAGCGCACCACCTGCCCACGCTACCGCGTGCGCGCGATGAGTTCACCGGCATCGGCGGCACCTACATGCGCGACCCGGCCACCGGCGTGCGCACCCGCGTCCCGCCCCCGGCTCCGGCCGAGGGCGACGACAACACCGCAGCAGCCTAAGCAGCGGCCGTTTCTGAAACTCTGACCTGAAAGGAACTCCCATGGCCAAGTCCATGAAAAAGATGCTGCTGCTGGCAAAGAAAGAAGTCACAGCTGGCACCGACGCACTTCCCACTGCAGCGGCCAATGCCATCCTTTGCCGCGCCCTGATGCCGGAGCCCATCACGGCCGAGCAGGTGCAGCGCAACCTGATCCGCCCGTACAAGGGCAATAGCGGTAGCCTCACCGTGGGCGAGCACCGCAAGATCACTTTCGAGGTGGAACTGGCAGGCGCAGGTGCTGCCGGGACTGAACCCGCATGGGGCCTGCTGCTGGAGGCCTGCGGCTTTGCCGCCACCATCACCGCAGGCACGGACGTGACCTACGACCTGGTCAGCGAAGGCGAACCCACCCTCACGCTGTATGGCTACCTGGACAAGACCAAGTTCGTCATCACCAATGCCAAGGGCACGGTGTCCTTCGAGCTGAATGCCAAGGGCATCCCGGTGATGAAGTTCGAATTCCTGGGCACCTACAGCGCCGCCACCGAGGAAATGGCCATGCCCACCGGCGTGGACTACAGTGACTTCATCCAGCCCAAGACTGTGGGCAAGACCAACACGCCCACCTTCAGCTTTCATGGCTTGTCGGCGTGTATGTCGGCCTTCAGCATCAACCTCGCCAATTCTTTGACGTGGCGCGAGCTGGTCAACTGCGCGGCGCCCCATAGCCCGGACCGCCAGCCCTCGGGCAGCGTCACGATGGAGATGCCCAGCATCACCACCAAGAATTGGGCAGAGATTGTGCGCAACAGCGTTGTGGGCGCCTGCAGCCTGGTGCACGGCACGGTGCCGGGCAACATCATCGAGCTGGCCATGCCTGCCGTGCAGTGCAAACCGTTCACGCTGCAGGACGACCAGAGCATCGCCATGATCAACATGCCGTTCGACATCAACCCGGTAGACGGCAACGACGAATTGCAAATCATCGTTCGCTAGCCATCCCTGTCCGTGCACACGTGTGCACACCCCGAAAAAGAGCCACCCATCGCGGTGGCTCTTTTGCTTTCTCCCCCTTTTCCTCACTCACACACCATGTTCATTCTTACCCCCGACGAAACATTCAAGGCCACCGTCAAGGTTCAAGTCGCCATGCCAAAGGGCGGCTGGCGCGAAGAGAGCTTTGTCGCCATCTTCAAACGCACCTTTGAAGAAGACCGCGAAGAGCTGATCAAGCTGTCCAACGTCGAACTGCTGCGCCGCGTGCTCACGGGCTGGGAAATGCAGGACCAGGACCGCGCCCCTGTGCCGTTCAACGAGCAGAACCTGGAGGCCTTCCTGCGCCTCACCGGTGCGGTGCGCGAGGCCATGCTGGTCTATTGGCACCACAACGTAGGCGCTAAAGAAAAAAACTGATTGAGGCCGCGCGCTGGTGGGCAGGTGCCCGCGACGAAGCGCCTGGCAACTTCGAGCCCGACTACAGCGTGCTCGAAGCCATGGAGGCCTGGGGCGCCAGTGCGGACGACATCGACAAGGTGCGCGCCCGCATCGATGCCGCTGCCACTGCCCCCCCTGCAGAGGGCGAGGCCTTCGGTGTGTACGCAGAGAACCTGCCGGTTGTCGCGGCCTTCGAGGCGTTGCGCACCCAGTGGCAGTACGCAGGCATGGCGGGCCAGCGCATGGGCTTTTGCTATGCGGGCGTCAACGCCTGGCTGGATCGCTTCGTCCACCGGCGCAAGCGCCGCGCCGTGATGCACGGCCTGCAGGTCATGGAGCGCGCGGTGCTCGTGGCCGATCAAGAACATCGTGACAAGAAAGAACGGGAGTAAATCAGCATGTCTGCACTCGGCTCCCTGGTGGTCAAGCTCGGCCTGGATTACGCCCAATACACGGGCGGGCTCGACAAGTCAGAGCAGGCCGCCCTGGCGGCGTCCAAGAAGATCCAGGACACCTTTGACAACATGAAGGCCAAGGTGGCCGCCACGGCGGGCGCCATCGCTGGCGGCCTGGCCGCTGGCTTCACCATCGCGGCCTTCAAGGGCCTCATCTCTGGCGCCATCGAGACCGGCGCCGCACTCGACGATCTGCGCATGCAGACAGGCTCCACGGTCGAAGCCCTGTCGGGCCTGATGGCCGTGGGCAAATTCAACAACATGGGGCCCGAGCAGATCGGCGCCGCCATGAACAAGCTGGCCGCCAACCTGGCGGGCGCCAGCGAGGAAAGCAAGGGCACCGGCAAGGCGCTGGAGGCCCTGGGCATTGACTTCGATACCTTCAAGAATCTGCGCCCCGAAGAGCAGATGCTGACCGTGGCCAAGGCCATGGCAAAGTTTGAAGACGGCACCGGCAAGGCTGCGGTGGCCATGGCCTTCTACGGCAAGCAGGGCGCGCAAATGCTGCCCTTCCTGCACGACCTGGCCGAGGTGGAAACCCTTGCCGCCAAGGTCACCACCGAGCAGGCCGCCGCCGCTGCCAACCTGGACGACAACCTCACCCGCCTCAGCACCAGTGGTGAGGCCTGGAAAAAAGAGCTTGCCAACGGCATGATCCCCGCGCTCGACCTGGGCGCGCAGGCCATGCTGGACGTGATGAACGGCTCTGGCGGCATCCGTGAGGAAGTGCGCCGCCTGGCGGCCGATGGCAGCGTGCAGGCCTGGACCATGAGCGCCATCACCGGTCTTACCTACGTGGCCGATGCCGCCCAGTACGTGATGCGCGGCGTCAAGCTGCTGGCTGAGAGCCTGGGCGCCTACGCGGCCGCAGGCGCTGCCTACTTCGGCGGCGTGGGCGAAGCCGTGGCAAAGGTGCTGCGCGGTGACTTCACGGGCGCGCTGGAAAGCATGCGCTCGGGCACCACCCGCGCGGGCACCATCATCCGCGAGCTGGGCACCACCGCCATCCAGACCTTTGGCGAAGACACCCTGGGCAGTCGCATCCGTGCGCGCATGGGGGAGATCGAGGCCGCAGGCGGCGCAGCAAAGGAAGCGGGCGCCAAGCTGGACTTCACCAACGTCCTGGAGAAAACCGGCAAGGCCGCCAAAGAGGCCAAAGACCCCTTCGACGCGCTGCGCGAATCCGTGGTCAAGGCCACTGCTGGCTATCAGGCAGAAGCAGCCGCTGGCGAAAAACTCACCGAGGGCCAAAAGAAGGCCGTCGAAGTGCTGGACCAGATCCGCAGCGGCAAGGTCAAGGTCACCGAGGTCCAAGCCATCCAGATCGGGCAGGACATCGAGGCGATGCTGGCGGCCGAAGCCGAGAACAAGGCGCGCGAAGATTTCATCAAGACGGCTGATGCAGAGCGTGCTGCGCGCCTCAAAGTCGTGCAGGCCATGGAACAGTCGGCCGCAAGCCTGGTGGAGCAGAACCAGGCGATGCGCGAAGAGATCGAGATGATCGGTCTGTCGGATGCCGCGCAGCTGCAGCTCCTGCAAACCCGCAACCGCGCGCTGATCCTGACCAAGGAAGCCACCCTGGCCGAACTGGAGCGGGCCAGCGTGATCACCGGCACCATGACGCGCGAGCAGATCGCGCTGCAGGCCGAGATCGAAGCGCTGCGCGAGCGCAACGAGCTGCTGGGCGCCAAGTACGACCGCACCATCACGGCAAAGGCCGCAACTGAGGCCGCTAACGAGTGGACGAAGTTTTACGACAGCATCTACAACGGCCTGAGCGATAGCCTTTACCGTGGGTTTGAGGCGGGCAAAGGCTTCTTCAAGTCGTTCTGGGACGGTATCAAAAACCTGTTCAAGACCACGGTGCTGAAGCTGGCGGTGCAGGGCGTGATGACCGGCATCACCGGCGCCCTGGGCCTTACCGTCACGGGCGCCAATGCGGGCGTGACGGGCGGGGCCGGTGGCGGCGGCGGGCTGGGCATGCTCAGCGGCCTGGGCAACATCGTGTCCAGCGGTTTCGACCTGATCACCAAGGGCGTGAGCAGCGCGGTAAACAACGCGTTCGGCAACTTCGCATCCAGCGACCTGGGCGTGCGCCTGGGCCTGAGCACCCCGGTGGACTACGGCACCGGCTACACCGCCAATGTGATGACGCCCATGGGCTCCAACATTGGTGCAGGCCTGGGCATGCTGGGCAACGGCCTGGCGGGCTACGGGATCAGCTCCATGCTGTCGGGCGGCTACAGCGTGGGCGGTGGCAACGCCGTGAACATCATCGCGGGCATCGCCAGTGCGTTCTTTGGCCCGCTCGCGGGCGTGGTGGGTGGCCTCATCAACCGCCTGTTCGGCCGCAAGCTGGCAGACGTGGGTATCGAGGGCACTTTCGGCGGCAAGACGGGTTTCGAGGGGCAGCAGTACGAGTTCTACAAGGGCGGTCTGTTCCGCTCGGACAAGACCAAGTACAGCGACCTGGACCCCGCGTTTGAGAAAGCGCTGGGCGACACCTTCAAGGGCATGCGCGCCCAGGTCGCCTACTTTGCCGACACGCTGGGCCTGAGCGCCGACAAACTGGAGGGCTACACCAGCAAGATCAAGATCAGCACGCAAGGCCTCAACGCCGAGCAGATCCAGCAGAAGTTTCAGGAGGCGCTTGCCACTGCCAACAACGAATTGGCAGAGCAGGTGCTGGGCACCTGGACCACGACCAGCAAAGAAGTTACCCGCGTGGTGTACGACAACGTGGGTCGGGGTGCGGATGACTTCATGGCCTCATCCCGCGAGGTGACCGAGACCATCGAAGAGACCACCTACACCGCCAGCAAATACGCCAAAGAGGGCGAGAAGGCTATCGACACGCTGACCCGCCTGTCCACCAGCCTCACTACCGTCAACGGCATTTTTGACACGCTGGGCTACACGCTGCTGGAGGCCAGCCTGGACGGTGCGGACGCAGCCAGCAAGATCGCGGATGCGTTCGGCGGGCTCGACAAGATGGTGGCCGCCACCAGCAGCTACTTCCAGAACTTCTACAGCGAGGAAGAGCGCCGGGCAGTGGCCGTGCGCCAGCTGGATGGCGAGTTTGCCAAGCTGGGCCTGACGGTGCCCAAGACCCGTGCGGAATACCGCCGCCTGGTCGAAGCACAAGACCTGAACACCGAGGCAGGCCGCAAGGCATACGCCATGCTGATCATGTTGTCGGGCTCGTTTGCCGAGCTGAACCAGACGGCCGAGGAAGCCGCAGCTACTGCTAAGGAAGCGCTCAAGACGCAGCTGGACGCGGCCTATAGCACGCTGGAGCGATCCGTCGCAGCCCAGCGCAAGGTGCTGGAGGCGCAGCGCGCAGCAGCGGCCGAGCTGGCTGGCCTGTGGGGCAAGGTGCAAGACATTGCATCGGGTGCCATGCGCGAGCTGCGGGGCGAGGTGGGCAGCACTGCTGCACAGCAGGCAGCGAAGGGCATGGTGTTTATCGAGAACGCCCTACAGGGCGCTCTGATGGGCATCATCCCCAACGCTGACGACCTCACCAACGCACTGACCGCTGCGCGTGGCGGCCTCACGGCCGACAACTACCTCACCCAGTTCGAGCTGGACCGCGACCGCCTGGTGCTTGCCGGGCAGATGGAGCAGCTGGCGGGTGTGGCGGGCAAGCAAAAGAGCATTGCAGAGCAGTCGCTCGACGCGCTGGACCGCCAGATCAAGCAGGGCGAGGAAACGCTGGAGAAATTCCGCGAGCTGATCGACATTGCCACCGGCAACGTGCAGGCCACGGTATCGGTGGAAGAGGCCATCAATCAGCTCACGGAGCTGCTGAAGCCAAAGACGCCGACACCCGGTGCCTCTGGTGGCAGCGGCAGTGCGGGCGGTGCAGGGTTCGGCCCCGGCATGCCTGGCAGTGGTGCATCTGCGGCGGATGCCAAGTACAAGCGGGTTCTCTCGCTTGGAACGGCAGGCGTCGGCTATGAGCCGGTGATCGATCAGCAGCAGATTGCCAAGCTCGATGCGCTGGCGCCCGTGTATCACAAGTTCGACGGCACAGGCGACCTCAAAGGGCTGCTGGAGGCGGTCAAGTCTGCGGGCGGCACGCTCAACGACCTGGCGCTGATCACCGGCTTCTTCGATGCCGACTGGGCAAAGGCAGCTGCATCGGTGGGCGTGCCCGCCTTCCGGCTCGGTGGCGATCACCGGGGTGGCTGGGCGATGGTGGGTGAAGACGGCCCCGAGCTGGCTTACCTGCCGCCCGCGCGGATCTACACCGCATCCACTACGCGGCGCATGTTGGCTGATAGCGCCGAGAGCGGCACCACCAGCAGCACTGCAGCGCCGGTTGCCAGCACGGGCGAGTCCAAGACGGAAGCCCTGCTGGCCCGGGTGGCGCAGGTGCTGGAAGACTCATTTGAAGGCAACGGCTTAAGGACTATCCCAGCATGACAACCACCGCGTATAGCAGTGTGAGTGTGCTGATGGCCGTCCCCATCACGGCCAGCATGCTGTCTGCAGGCACCACCATCGTAGAGCCCGACCCCGCGTTGGGCGAAACGATGTGGGTGTCTGCGGGCACGTACGCCGTGGGGGCAGAGCGCATCAGCAATCACAAGGTGTATTCCTGCGTGCAGGCTCACAGCGGCCGCAGTGCGCTGCCCGAGGCAGACCCGGACTACTGGCTCTTCAAACGTCCCAGCAACCTGTTTGCCCCGTTTGACTTCTACCGGTCCACGGCAGCAAAGGCCACGGGCAGTCTCACCTACAAGCTGCAGGTGCCGTTCTTCAGTGACGTGAAGATCTTCGGCGCCGTGGGCGACCAGGTGCAGATCATCGCGCGCGATGCCCCTGGGGGCGCCATCCTCAAGCAGTCCACGCAGGATCTGTGGGAGCAGGCCCTCGGCTTCTGGGAGCTGCTGTTCTCGCCCTTGGGTGTGCGCAGCACGGTGGAGCTGACGGGTATTCCCATCAGTCCTACCTCTGAACTCACCGTAACGGTGAGCGCTGGCCCCACGGCCGCCGTGGAGCTGGGCACCTTGATGGTGGGCGAGTGGCGCAGCCTCACCGGTGGCACGGGCGGCACCGAGTATGGCAGCGAGGCCGAGCCCAGGTCTTACAGCTACATCAAGTTTTACGACGACGGCACGTTCGAGATCAAGCGCCGACCTGGCGCGACCGACCTCACGTTGTCGGCGGTGCTCGATGCCGACCAGGCCGAGTACACGGTGGGGCTGCTGCAGCAGGTGCTGGACGTGCCGGTGGCCATCTCAGCCACCGACGTGCCCGGCTACGGCTACCTGAGTGCCCTGGGACTCATCAGCGGGCGGGTCAAACCAGTCAACAGCAAAGAAGCGCAGCTTGCAGCGCGTGTGAAAGGAATCATCTGATGAGTACGCTGGTAATCATCCCGCCAACCCCGGTGCCTGCGGTAACGCCGGTGCCACCGTTCCCGCCCCTGTCGGACCGCGTGCTGGGCCTCTACAACATCAAGGCCTACGCCTTCGGCAACCACATGGGCACGTTGTTCATGCCCGAGCTGCAGGCCCTGTGCGGCAGTGCGTATTCCAACGCGCAGGCGGCCAACGTGGCGGCCACCATCGCCACCGCCATGGCGGCAGCTTCGGCCTCGGCCGTGGGCGCTGACAAGTGGGTGATGGGCACCAACTACCCGGCCGATGTCACGGCCTGGAGTCCCATCGACAAGCAGACCTACCGGCGCAATGCGCCCGGCGGCATCAGCAACGTGGACCCCTACATCGACAGCGGCAGCAGCAACCCTGGCTGGACCCGCGTGAGCGGTGGCGATTCGCTGCCCCAGTTTCTTCTCTCGACCCAAGGAATCGTATGACCATCAACGCTCAAAACTACGCATCCACGCCCAATACCGCAGTCGCGCAGGTTGGCGGCGCCGCCAACGCCAACCGCGACGGCACCGGCACCATCGTGACGGTGTTCACTGCAGGCGCCTCGGGCTCGCGGGTTGACGACATCACGCTGACCGCCATCGTCACCACCACAGCGGGCATGGTGCGCCTGTTCCTGCACGACGGTGCCACCGCCAAGCTGTGGCGCGAGGTGATGGTCCCGGCCAACACCGTCAGCGCCACCAACCCGGCCTGGTCGGCGCTCCTGAGCAACCTGGCGCTGGTGCTCAAAGCTGGCTGGAGCCTGCGCGCCAGCAGCGAAAAGGCGGAGTTGATCAACGTGTGCGTGACCCGCGCAGGGGACTTCTGATGAACGCGGGCCTGTTTCCTTTGGGTGATGGCCGCACGATGGGTGCGCGCCGTGTGGTGGGTGTGTCTGGGCGTGATCCTTCCGTCGGGCAGAACGTTGTCTATGCCCCTACCGTTTCTGCGTTCTCGACCGCTGCAGGCTTGGTGGCTTACTCGGCGGCCATGTCGGCAGCAACCCGTACCCGCATCT